AAACACTAAGACACAACAACCACCCAACAGTTAAACCTATCGCACTAATGGAATACCTAATCAAAATGGTAACACGAGAGGGACAAACGGTCTTGGACCCATTTGCAGGTTCAGGTACTACACTTGTTGCATCAAAAGGTTTGGGTAGAAAATACATAGGAATTGAGTTAGAACCTGAATACATAAAGATAGCAGAAGCAAGAATTAAGTCAGTTCAGGAAAGGTTGTTGTAGTTTATGAAGTTGCAAGGAGATTATGAATAACGGATACAAGAAATGGATTGAGGATAATCTATCAATCGTAAACAAAGAGGGCAATTTAGTACCTTTTAAACTAAACGTTATACAAACTAAGTATCTAACAGAGGATACCACTAACAGAAAAGACTTTATCCTAAAAGGTAGGCAAATGGGATTTTCCTCACTTATCCTTGCAATGTTTACTGCTGATTTTCTAATGAAAGAAAATGTATATAACGTAGTTGTAGCTGATAACACAGACAATGCACAGGGCTTATTAAAAAGAGTTAAGGATTATATAAACTGCATAGACCCCGCCATAGGTAAACTTTTAAAATACAACTCTAAGTATGAACTATATCTTGAAAGTTCTAACTCAACATACAAGATAGGTACAGCGGAAAACATTAACTTTGGGCGTAGCAAAACAGTTACGAATTTACATTTTTCAGAGGCGTGTTTCTATCCTCACCTATCAGATATGTTAGCGGGTGCATTACAGGCACTTGTGCCAACAGGTAGAGCAATTATTGAATCTACCGCCAACGGCTTTAATGAAGGTAAAGAGTTGTGGGACAGGTCAGTATTAGGTGAGTCCGGGTTTAAACCATTGTTCTATAATCCCCACGACTTTTACCCTAAGGAATTCTTGGAAGAAAAGAAAAAAGAGTTGGGGGATAGGTTATTTATGCAGGAATACCCAAGAACAGCAACAGAAGCATTTATAACATCGGGACAATGCTTTTTTGATACCGAAAGTTTAAGAGTTTATATGGATAACGCTAAAGAACCAATGGATGAGGGGGTACAATATGAGCTTTAGACAATACCGAACAATACAAAAAGGTGAGTTTTTTGTAATAGGTGCAGACACGTCATCAGGTATGGGTGATTACTGTGCAGTACAATTTATATCAAAAACAAAGTTAGATATACCTCTTGTTTATCATTCCAAACTACTTGCAACTGAAATGACTAATGCACTACATCCCGTACTTGAAAAACTATCGGATATTACAGGTGTTAAGCCTGTTATAGCTTACGAAAGAAATGCTGGTGGGCTTTTTGAACTTGAAAGGCTCGGGGCATTAAACAGACTTGGTAAGTACAAGATTTACAAGATGATGACCTACGGCTCAATAGATAATCCCGATGTATCAAAGTTAGGTTGGGACACAAACACAGCTACACGACCTAAGATGTTATCAGATTGGAAAGAGGCAGTAGATAAGCATTTAGTGGCTATATATGATAAGCCTACAATCAATGAACACTTTAGCTTTATATTATCCCAAACTTCCTCATCAGTTAAGGCACAGGCGGAATCAAATGCTCACGATGATTTAGTGATGAGTGCAGCTATTGCTTGGCAGTTATATCAAAGTGAAGAGCCACATAAACTAAAAGTTGATTACAAAGACTTTCCCGATGATACAAGGGTTTTTAATAAGGGGTTTTATTAAATTTTGACGAATAGTTTTGTATATGCTAATTAACTTAGATAGTACACCATTAAAAAGGAGCCTAACTATAATTTGGCTTTAATTATGCCTAAAAAAACAGAAAAACCAATAGATACCAAGATAGATGAAGATAGTTTATTTAGTGATTTTCACTCATCCGATAAGTACGTTTCAACTAAACGTGATGATTGGGATGAAAAGGAAAACATATTTTTTTGTAAAAACCCAGACGATGTATCAGAGGATGAAACTAAATCCCAAATCAACGACCCCAGACTTTCAACATATACTTTAGAACGTGCTGGAAGGGTTTGTTCACAACTTCCAACAGGAAAGCCATTTGCTTTAACTAAAAATGATAGGGGTAAAAACAAGTTAATGACACTCGTTTTAAATAAATGGGTATATCCTAATGCTAAATCACAATTTCCACTTGTTACTAAATTTAAACTAATGGACATGTATTCATTAATCTATGGCTCATCCTTTGGGCTTGTAGATTGGGTAGTAGATAAGAAAAAAGGTTATATTGGACCTGACTTATTCTTACTAAACATAAGAGACGTATTCCCACAGGCGGGGGCTATATCCTTAGAGGACTCAGATTACATCTATGTTTCAACTCTTAAATCAAAAGAGTGGCTTAAATCAAGAGATAGCGATACTTGGAAGAATATTGATAAGGTTTTAAAGAAAAACACAGGTACATCACGATCTAAGATGTCAACTGAAAGAATATCAACAAGATATTCGGAGTTTTATAATTCATACGATGAGGGAGGAAAAGAAAACCCCTATATAGAGCTTATTACAAGATACGAAAGAGATAAGTGGATTACATTTGACCCTGAATCAAGAGAGATAGTAAGAGAGATTGAAAACCCACATAAAAACGGAGAGTTACCGGTAGTTTCAAAACACGCATTTCCTTTACTTGATGATTTCTTTGGATTAGGGGAGATAGAGAGGGGAGCTACTCTACAAAAAGCAGTTAATTCTTTAATTAACCTGTACTTTGACGGGGTTAAGATGCAGTTGTTTCCACCACTACAAATTAACCCTGATGAAGTTGTAGCATCATCAATCAAGATGAGACCCGGAGTAAAGATGTATATGGACAGACCTAACCAATCTGTACAAGCTATGGCTACATCGGACAGGTCGCTTCAAACATTTCAATCCTCATATAACTTCCTGTTAGGTGCTTTAGAAAACACTAATGGTACAACCTCAACACAAGTTTCACAGGAATATAACTCAACAGCAGGTAAGACACCACAGGCGTTAAGGATGCAATCAGCAAGAGAAAACACAAGAGATATGATGGATAGATACCAAATGGAAGTAACTGTTCAAAATGTTATAGAAAAGTTTGTAAATCTACAAGCTAACAAGATGGAAGCACCACTAATCTTATCGCTATTTAGTGCAGAGGTTGAAACAATAGCAAAAGAGTTTCCCGATATTGTTGAGTTCTTTGATTCAGGCGAGGGGGCAAAGTTAACAGTTGATAAAGAACTTCTAAAAGGTAAGTACAGATTTGAGGTTGATTCCGGTTCAATGATTAAAAAGGATGATGAGCTTGAACTTGCAAACCTAAACACAATGCTTCAGGTAGTCTTATCAAATGCACAGGTAAATCCACAAACAGGAAGGGTAACATCACCACTTATTCAGATAATGGAAGAAAACGGTAAAAGACTAAACGCTGCCGAACTCTTTAAACAATGGGTAATAAAAGCTGGTATCAACGATTGGGACAAGATAATACTTGAGGACCAAGAGGAAGGAGTACAAGGACAGGGGATGGAACAAGGCGGAGTACCTATAGAACAAGTAGAACAAGCAATAGCACAGTTTGAACAACAAATGGGTGGCGAACAAATGCCAATGCAACCACAACAGCAAATGCCACAAGGAGGAATGTATGCCTGAAAACCAAGCATTAACACCAAATAACACAGATTTCTTGAGTTTTATTAAGGATATGCGAAAGGAAAGCAGGAAGAAGAATACTAATCCTGATAAACATATATCAGAGTTAGCTGAAACAGAAGGGTGGAAGGAATTAAAAGGTTGGATGCTTAGGAAAAAAGCAAAGCTTGTTGAGCTTAAAGGTTATGACTTAAATGGTGCTAATTATGAGGAGATGGGGAAGCTATTTTACTTTGCAAAACTTGTAGGGGAGGAAATTGACTCTATCATTTCCAAAGTAGAAAGCACCCATAACGTTGTTGAAGGACTTTGATGACTACGAAGTAATTGAAGATGAAGAGTGGCAAGAGGGTTCAAAACTCTCTCGTGAGGAACGAAAACAAAAAGCACAGGAAAAGTGGGAAGAGTCAAAAAGAGATTGGAAGGAATTAACAGAGGAAGTATTTGAAAATAAGCTTGAGGGTAGGTGGGTACAAAAAGGTCCATACCTTTACAAGAAGGATGCAAAGTTAGAGTTTGCAACCTATGTAGGAAACGACTATATGCTAACTGGAGTTGACGAAAACGGGCAACCTGTGTTAGTAAAAAAGCATTAGAGGTTGTAGTGGCGGGGTTAGTTAGTTTAACCAACAACACTTACTTTTTAGTAAGCATACCCCAACAACTGCCCCGCCATTATAGCTTCTAATAGAGGCTATCAGATACCGTAAAAAGTTTGTAAACGTGCAGAAACGCACCTACTTTACACTTAGGTATCAAATGCGTAGCAGCCTGACGCAAGACCGTAAGTGGCGTGTAAAAAATTAAAGAAAGGATTTTTTCATGGCAGAAGAAATCACAGTTGAAGAACCTGAATTGGAGGTTCCCCAAGAGGACATAGAGCCTGAAAGTGAACCTGAAACAACTGAAACTCCTGATCAGAGTGAAGAAGTTGAGGATAGTAGTAATGAAATTGAAGAAATAAAGTCCGAACGCGGTAAGAACCGAGTTCAAGACTTAGCTAATAAAGCTTCTAAGCTTGAAA